ACGATTTGGGATACCGGCAACGCCGGGCAAGCCCGCATCGTTCACGTCGGCTCACTGTAATAAGGGAGGAAATCTAGAAAATGTATACCAGTGGTGGATTGATTGAGTTTCGGGTCGCTCGTCGGGCAGACCTTAACTCGGCCGCAGATGTCACCGGCGGAACTTGGGCTCCTGCCTTCCAGCCGATGTATGTCGTCGGAGTGGCAGCGATCATCGACAACGATATCGGTGCTGCTGGCGTCGTGAAATTCGACAAGCGGCCTACGTTCGGTTCCGATTCAGGCAGAGGCGACGGCGATGTCGGCGTCTTGAACCTGACCACGGCGCATCTTCAAGGCATGGTCGTTTACAAACGCGTGACTCCGATCAAGATCAGCCCCGGCGAAGAAGTCGTGGCGCAGGTCACCGATGTAGCCGCGGCGTCAGATACGGCTGACCTTGTCCTGCTCCTGTCTCCGTCTCCCGACCACCCGGCGAATATGCCGGACATGGTCGCAAGCACCTAATCGGGGGTTTGAATGGCTGACATTGCTGCAAGTGACGTGGCTGTCACGATCGAGAAGCGTTCCATCGAAGGCAAGAATCGACGCAACCGCGTCAAACTTGTCTTCGGTGACGATGCGCTGACTTATCCCGCCGGGGGTGTCCCTCTCCCGGCCTATTCGAAGTTCGGCATGAAGGTCCGTCTCGACTTTCTGACCATCTTCGATCAGGATGACAGCAAGGGGCATTTCTGGAAGTACGACAAGACCAACAACAAACTTCGTTGCTACGTCCAAGGCGTCGTTAATGGCGCCGCGGGTGCGGTAACGCTTGACGACTTTCCAGTCTCGGCTGGTGATGGTGTGACCGGGTCCCTTTCCATGAGTTTCAACAACAACGCCGGTGCCGGTACGCAACGGTGGGGTGTACTCAAGGAAGCGGCGACCGGGGACGCGCTCGAAGCCATGACGATGTTTGCCGAGGCTGTCGGTTGGTAACTTCGTAGTCGTTCCACAATACTAGGAGGGAATCGAAATGGCACTTGAACTACGAGGGGTGCATGTCTTTGAGAAGGCGCCGGGTGCAGACCATGCGACTCTCAAGAGCGTGCGTCCCGTTCTCCGTCTCTCGTCTCGCGACAACGGCGAAGTCTTTATCCAAGGTGGAAGGTACTGGACCGCCGGTGGAGAGGCTATCAAGTCGAAGGACTTGCCTGCTTGGGTCGGCGACGAGATCAAGAAATGCTCGCCCGCCGCGCTTGCTGAATGCGGGATTCACGTCAAACTTGTCGAGACCGAATCTCCCACCGAGCCGCAGGCGACTTCAAAAGAGGTTGAGTAATGGCTACCCGCACCCACTCTGGCGTCTGGCTATCCAAGGGCGTCTACCAAGTTACTTGGTCCGGTCTGCTGAACGGGGACGTGGGTGACGATGTCAATCTGTCCCAGTTTCCCGATAAGAGTGTCCAGATAAAAGGCACCCCGGGGGCTGGTGGCACGCTTGTCATCGAAGGGTCGAATGACGGTGGTACCACTCGCGCTCAGTTGAACGATTCCAGAGGCGAAACCAACGCTTTGTCTTTCACTGCGGTTGATATCCGCACCGTCCTCGAAAATACCCAAGTCATCCGTCCAAACGTCACCGGCGGTGATGGTACTACCAACCTCGCCGTTGTGATCGTCGCCACAAAGAGGCGATAACATGAAACATTTTTTCGATTGGCTCCTCAACAGGAAGCAGGAGTCGGTTCGACTGTCGCCTGTTATCGAGCCTCTTCCGCATCTCAACGCGCAGCAGCGCAGGGACTTCTGGCACGCTGAAGCAAGACGTATTCTTGGCGAAGCCAGAGCCGCGATCGCTCATAACAACGAACTCGCAGCGATCGAGCTTGAGAAGGCGAATGCGCCATACGTTGCTGAGATTCGACGCGCCGAGGCGATGTACGAACAAGCGAAGCGCGAGGATTCGTAATGGCAGCCTACAATAAATTCCAAGACTTCGTCCAGCAGCTATTGACGGCCGTGCACGACTTCACTGCGGCCGGTCATGTCATCAAGATATACCTGTCGAACACGGCGCCGTCCGCGTCTCTGGACGCTGTCAAAGCCGACCTTGCCGAGATTGGCAGCGGGAATGGGTATACTGCCGGTGGCGAGGATACGCAGAACACGATGGCCGAGTCTGGCGGCGTTGCGACTGTTACCTGTACGAAGGTCGTGTGGACCGCTTCCGGCGGCACGATCGGCCCGTTCCAGTATGTCGTCGCATACAACGATACGTCGGCGAGCGACAACCTCATCTCGTGGTGGGACTACGGTTCTGCCATTACCCTGCAAATAGGCGAGACATTCACCGTCAAGTTCAACAACGGCGATCCAACGGGGACGTTGCTGACATGCGAATAGGAATATACAATCTCTGCTGGCGCTTTGCGAACTGGCTTCGCCGTGCCGTTGGTCGACCGGCTCTGGCGAAGCGTTGCTGCCGCAATCCCAAGAATCTCAAAGCAGTCAATCTCCGCCCCGGCCTTGCGATGAACGTCTGTCGAGAGTGCGGCTGTCGGCATTTCGAAGCTGTCGCTGACCCTGTCCTGCTTGGCGTATTTTTCCCGTCGAAGCCGCAAGTATGATTCTGCTTCCAACGCCAGAGGAAATCGCAGGCGTGCGTTGCAGGAATCCGTCGTTCCTGCGCAGCGCGGTCGGCGGGATCGAGATCGACCATCTCCGGGCCGATCGCTGGCGTTCGCATCCAGCGCATAAGCAGCGTGGCTATCTCGGGGCGATGGCCGGAGGCTTCCACGCCTACGCCTGCAACGATGAGGTCGCCAGTGGGAATCTTGGCACGTCCATCACTCCCGGCGCGAACGATGCGATGGGCTCGTGGACCGAGATCATGTCGGATACGCTCATCACCGATGACGCCTACGGCATCGCGATCTGGCTGCATTCCAATAACGTCTCCACTGCCGCCCGGCCTACGTTGGTCGATATCGGGTCTGATCCTACAGGCGGCACGACGTGGGCAACGATCATCGCCGGTCTGAACTGCGCTATGGCCGGGTCGATGAACTCGGGAAACGGCGCATCGTACTTCTACTACTTCCCGCTGTTTATCAAGGCTGGCACGGCGCTCGCGGCAAGAGCGCAGGTAGGCAATGCGACCGCTGGTACTCTGCGAGTGATCTGCAAGGTCTACATGAAGCCCTCGCGCCCGGAATTGCTCCGGTTCGGAAGTTGGGTGCAGGCGATCGGGCTCGATACGGCAAACTCGCGGGGGACAGCTTTCACGCCCGGCACGGGAGCGAAGGGATCATGGGCCAGCCTCGGAACCGGACTTGCCAAGGATGCGTGGTGGTGGCAGGCGAGTTGCAGCATCGACGATGCTACGACTAACGCGATGACGATGCTTATGGACATCGGAGCAGGGACGACCGGGAATCAAAGAATCCTGTTGAACAACATGGTTCACGTTGCCAACTCCGGCGAGGAAATGGGCATGTATCCTCCACCCATGTTTGAGTGCGTCCATGAAGTTCCCGCAGGCACAGAGATATGGGCTCGCGCGTATGCGACGATCGCCAGCAATGACAACGAGACCGCGTGTGTCTACGCGCTAGGGGGCTGACGTGCCTGTACTCTATGGACCCTTCTCCGAAGCTGTTGGCGCGACCGAGTGGTCGACTACTACTGACACGTCGGGGCCGGACGCACAGACAGACGATAAGGTTGTTCAACTTGTAGCCGATGTTAGCGACATGGTGGATGGTGATGAGCTTGAGATTGCCTTCTACGAAAAAGCCACATCATCGGCGACGCAGTATCTTGCCGAGAAGTGGACGTTGAGAGGTGTCCAATCCAAAAAGACTTGGTACTCTCCTGCTTTTATCGTCACAGACGGATGGGACTTCACGCTGAAGGCAATATCTGGCACGATCACAGTGAACTGGACGGTCAGGAGTGCGGCATAGATGGCAACCACCTATATCGGCACGCTGCCTGATACCAAGAAAGAGACGAAGGTCGACTCCTACGAGCGCCTGCGTACTCTCATTCTCCATCTGGAACCTCTCGGTCTCGATCTGCTCGACTACAGCATGGATCAAGTGACAGGCGCAGTGAAGGTCACCTTGAGTGATCCGCTGCCCGCCGACCAACTCGACCATCTCAGCCTAATCAATCTTGACAAGACCGCGGCGGTGAAATGAGTTTCTGGTGGGGGCCGCTACTTGGTGGTGCATCGTCCGGGGTTACAGCCTATACGCTCTCGCTCGACCCCGGCTCTTACAGCATCACGGGCGCGGCTGCGACTCTTAGTGCCCCACGATCGATTAACGCCGCGGCTGGTGCCTACACCCTTACCGGCGCCCTCGCTGCTCTTCTAAGCGGTCGCGTCACGTCTGCCAATCTCGGCGCTTACAACATCACTGGCGTACTGGCCGGTCTTTCGCTAGGCCGAGAGGTCGCTGCCAACATTGGGTCGTATTCCATCGCAGGCGCGGCTCTTGAGCAAGCTGTCACACGAAACATGATTGCCACGCCCGGGGCGTATTCGGTAGTCGGCGCCAGTGCCGACCTCGTTTACACGGTCGTCGGGCCGTCCGCCGCTGGCGATCTGTACCTGATTCAATACCGCCGCCGTCGCCGGTAGTTGGTCTCGAACATGGGGAGTTGGTCTATGTCTAAGAGTAAGGACCAACTCATGTTAGTAGTTACTAACGTGACGAAAAACGGCAGAAAGTGACATGGCGCGGCTCTTCAACAACTTCATTCTCCTAGTCAATCCCCGTGGGCGCAGTTGGGTGCCTGAGATTGCCGCTCGGGCGCTTGTAAATGAGAATGGGCAGTATCTACAGACCGACGGCGGCGACGTTCTTATCACAGAGTAACCATGGCCCTGCAAATACATCAACTTCCCTCGACCGCGAATGTCACCCTTGCTGACTTGATTGTCGTTCAGCAAGGCGGGATCACGAAGCACGCTCCGCTGTCCGGCGCGTTCGCGATGCAGTCGCTAAGTGTTGTCGATCTTAACGTGACTGGAACGCTAACGCAGCCCGGCTCGCTTGCATTCACCACGGTCGAGATATCGACACTGTTGACAGTCGCGAGTGGGTTTACGGTCGCGTCGGCGGCGGTGACGTGGTCTGGTAACCCGACTCATTCCGGCAATCACGTTTTCTCTGGCAATGTGTCCGTCCTTGGTGACACCGTCATCGGTGATGCGGCAGGCGATGCGCTCACGATTCACTCAAGCGCCGTCACATGGCAAAACGATCCCACCCATTCAGGCGACCATGTCTTTAGCGGTAGTGTAACAGTCCAAGGCGCTGTTACGCTACAGGACGCGGTGACACTTGGCGACGCTGCTGGCGATGCTCTAACAATTCGTCCCAATGCTGTGACGTGGGAGAACAATCCTACGCACTCTGGCAATCACGTCTTTTCTGGAAACGTCTCGATTTCGGGTAACACTGTTATCGGAAACGCTTCTGGCGACGCGCTTACGATTGCCTCGGCGGCAGTTACATGGTCAAACAATCCCACACACAGTGGCGCGCACACGTTTAGCGGCGCGGTCGGGATAAATGGGATACTGACAGCGAGCAGCGACATCATTGCAACCGCGGGCACGCTATACGCCGATTTGATCGACAGTAACAGCACCGGGTCTATTTTCTTCCGCACCAATAACGGGCAGGTACAGGTCGAGATCGATCACCAGATTGCGACTGCAAACTGGATTAGGATGCGCGGCAATATCTCCGGCAACAGCCCGTTGATCGACGTGGAAGGTGAGACCAACGTCGGGCTAATAATCCAGACCAAGGGCACAGGCCAGCTTCGACTTGATCCGCAGAACGGTGACATTCGCTGGGACAAGGCTTTGGTCGCGCTGGGCGGCGGTGCTGCGGCGACGCTTGGCACGATAGGCGGCTCAGGTCCGTCAACAGCCGCGCAAAACTCATGGGAACGCAGGCTCGATTCCACTGGAGCCGTGTGTTGGGTCCCAGTTTGGAAATAAGGAGGATGTATGCAAGTTGATTTTTCCGCGACTATGGTCGCATTGAATGGTGAGCCAATCAACGACGAGAAAGGTAATCCCGTCACTCTCAAGACGGTTTGCCAGATCGCGTTGCTTGGCAGGTACCCCCACGAGTCTCCAGACGGTGCTGAAAAGGCGCGGCGATGGTTGCTCGCGACTCAGCTTCGCGATGCCGTGCTGGATTTCACGCCGGAAGAAATGACGCTGATGAAGGACCTTGTTGGACGCGCCTACGACCCACTCATCGTCGGGCAGGCATACAGGTTGATGAATGGCTAACCTTCGTTTTACCTCTGACATCGTTGACGACGTTCTCTTCCGAGGTGGAGAAACCACGGACGGGTCGTCCGACTTCGAAGACGCGGCTCTTGGCTACATCAATCGCGCGTACCGCGGCATCTGGATGGGCGGCGGCGAGCTTGACCCAACCACGAACGAACGCTGGCTTTGGCTCAAGAAGGACCCACCCGGTGTCCTCATCCTGAACCCGAGAATCGATGTCGGCACAGTTATCGTGACGAACAACAACGCCACGGTAACGTTTTCCAGCGCGCCCGCGGCGAGCGTGTCTGGCTACTTCCTTCAAACAGAAGATGACGATGCCGTATTCCGTGTCATTGCCCACATTGGCGGCGAGGCTACTGCAACGCTCGACAGTGTCTATACCGGCGAGACGGGAACTCACGCTTATCGTCTCATGAAGCTCGAATACGAGCTTGCTGCCGACGCTCTGCAAATCATCGCGCCGATGCGGGTCGCTGGCGAATGGGCGGATGACATTGACGGCATCGAGCTAAGTGTGCTTGACAGGGACTACCCCCTCTCCATGACTCGCGGCGGAACTCCTGACAAGTTCGCGATGGTCACAGAGACGAAAGTACGCTTCAATGCATACGGAGGCGAAGAGTCGGATGAACTGATTCGCGTCGAGTATGACTACCTGCAACGGCCCGCTGATCTAACAAACTCTGGAAGCGAGGAACCTCTCATTCCCCTGCATTATCGTCAAGTGCTGGCCGACTACGCTCTTGGTCTTCTCTTGACAGTCAAGGACGACTCGCGCGCGACGGCGATCCTGACGCAAGCCGCGGCCGGGTTGAAAGCCATGGCGATCGACAACAAGCAGCGGCAGAGACAGATTAGCCGGTCATCTGCGCGTTTGTATCCGCGACCGCGCGGACGTTGGCCTACGGGCCGGGTATTGGTGACAGGGTAATGTATCAAGGACAGATATTCGAGATACCGATCGGCCTTGGTGGTCTGGTCGGCACTCGCAACCAAGCCGCGATCACTCCCGATCGTCTCATCAAGGCTACGAACATCATGTTCGATAGCAAGACGGTCAGGAAAGAGGGCGGCGCCACGCTCTATAACGCGACAGCAATCTCGGGGACGCCTACCATCCTCGGCGGCGCCGATTGGTGGCCGGTCGATAGCGTGCAGCGCATGGTCGTGATTGGGTCCGACGGCAAACTCTACAAAGACACTGGCAGTGGGTCATTCGGCACTACGCTTGCCTCCGGGCTCTCTGTTTCCGATACCGTCCCGATCTTCGTCGAGGGTGGTAAAGAAGCCGCGGCCGAAGATCGCAAACTGTTCACATTCACCGGAAAGAATGCTGTGCAGGTACTTGCGGCCGATGGCTCGGTCACAACTATCCTCGGAGCAGTAGCCGCGCCAACGGCGCCCACGGCTGCGCTGGCTGGCACTGGCGCAGGCAATGTCGACAACGGCACGCATTCGTGGAAGATCACGATCGTTGTCGGAGGTGTGAGTGGCGAAACGACCGGCGGTACAGCCTCGAACCAGATAAATGTCGTTGACAAGACGACCAACGGCAAGATTGCCTTGTCGAACATCCCGCTCGGGCCGGACGGGACGACCGCGCGCAAGGTCTATCGCACGGTTGCTGGCGACACCGGCGATTACAAACTTGTCGGCACGATTGCGAACAATACCGATACGACGTTCACAGACAACGTCGCTGATGCGAGTCTTGGGGCCATAGCCCCGACAACCAATACCGCCACCACGGCGCCCGCTGATTGGACAGGCAGTTCCCAACCCTCCTTCGGCCTGATCCACGGTGGGCGTCTGTGGGGAGGCGGTAACTTAAACGATCCGCATCGGCTGTACTATTCGACCACGCTCGATCACGAAAACTTCGTCGGTTCTGGCGCTGGCTCGCTCGCAATATATCCCGGCTCGGGAGAGAGGATCGTCGGCGCGATCTCGTTTAAAGGTCTCGTGATCGTCTGGAAATTCCCGAGTGGCATCTACGCTGTCGATACGAACGATCCAAGCGTCGCGAACTGGACGATCGCAACCATCTCGCGTGGAGTAGGCGGGGTATCCCCGGCCGGTGCTGCAATCTGCGACAACGACGTTAAGTTTCTTGACGCGACCGGGCACATTCACACGCTCTCCGCCGTGCAAGAATTCGGCGACGTGTCCACGAGCGACATTACCCACTTCGGCGATATGTATAGCTTCGTCGAAGACAACATCAACATCGGGCGTCTGCGATACGCGAGATCGGTCTACTACTCGGCTCGACGCGAGCTACATATCGCTCTTGCCGGGCTCGGGTCCACTGTCAACAACACAAGGCTCGTCGTCGACCTCAACATACCGGAAACGATCCGCTTCAGATTCAGTGATAGGGATATCAACGAATCCATGTGGCTTCGAAAGGACGTGAACAACATCCAGCGCCCGGTCTTCGGAGACAACGCCGGGTTTGTCTGGTTGATGGATCAAGCGTCTCGCTTCAAGAACGGTGCGGGCTACAGTAGCGTTTTTCAGACCCCGGCGATGGATTTTGGATGGCTCGATCCCGCCCTCGCCACCAAGCGCAAGCTCGGACAGTTCTTGGAAGTTACTGTCGAACCGAAAGGCAACTGGAACGCTGCGGCCGATATCTACTGGGACGGTAGACTCGTGCAGACGACGTATTTCAACATGGGCTCAACCGGCGCCACGCTCGGGTCGTTTGTGCTTGGGACCGACAAACTGGGCGCCGATGCTGTTGTGAATCGCAAACGCCGCATCGCAGG